AAACTCATCGCATCGACACCAAGCGGATTCGCGAATTGCTTCCACCGGAAATGGTGGAGAAGTTGGAAACAACAACAATCACTCGCCGATTCTCAATCGTGGATGAGGACTAATGTTCACACCACTTGGAGATGATGCCAGCAATCTCGCTGATCGCATCAAATCAGTTGTCAACAATCGTTCAGCCAATGCGCCACGCTCTCAACAGCGAGCCATTGGCTTGAGCGAAGTTGTCGAAGTATGTGTCAGGAAGACTTCTTACAAGATGCTCGATTGGGCGAGAACCAATCCAGCGACCGATCCTTGGGCATCAATCAGCGGAACGGCAATTCATGCCTGGCTTGCCGATGCCTTTGGTGAATTTCCTGACCTGTATTTGGTCGAGCATCCAGTCAAGGTCACCGATCAACTTGGTGGCACGATGGATCTATTCGACAAGGCGAACAAAACTGTCATCGACCACAAATGCGTTGGCGCAACTTCTATGCGATCACGCAAGAAGGATGGCATGACTTATCAGCAGCGAATCCAGATCAATCTCTATGGTCTGGGCATCGAGAATGAACTGGGCATTGGCTCAGTCGAGAAGGTGGGATTGGCGTTCTATCCACTCGGCGGTCGCTTGGATGGACTTCACACAATCGTTGAACCTTACAATCGCCAACTGGCACTCGATGCAATTCAGCGCTTGGAAGATACGCAAGTTCTACTCTGGCAACTTGATCCTGAAGCTAATCCAAAGAACTGGGATTTGATTCCGACAACGCCAACTCGCTCTTGCAGTTATTGTCCTTGGTTCCTACCATTCTCAAAAGATGGCTCCAAGGGTTGTCCAGGAGAGGAGAATGCCGCATGAGTGGAATCATTCTCTTCCTGATCCTGACCATTGTTTCAATCAATATGATGATCGGCTGGGCGCTGATCGCCTATCTCTTCATTGATGCCAAAAGGAGCCACTATGAGTCCACGCTATGATTTCAGATGTCCAAGATGTGGTACCACAATCGAGCAGGTTCGAGGCTATGAAGAAGACTCGCCAGCGCCGATGTGCGGAGATTGCTGTCAGTCGATGGAGAGAGTATTTTCATCCTCCCCAGTCCACTTCAAAGGCTCTGGGTTCTATTCGACAGACAAGGGGAACTGATGACATTCCGGTGGGAAACTCAGTGTCACCTTTGCAAAGTTTCAAAAGCGATTCAACACATTCTTGGGAAAGAACCATATTGTGATGAATGTTATGCAAAAGTCGTGAAGACAAAATGAATCAAGAATTTATTGCAGAACTCATCAATCGTTGCGAGGCGTTGACTGAGTTCATCAAAACAGAATTGGCTTCATTCGAAGTCGATGCACCACCCCAAACACCAACAAAAGGAGAATGAGATGACAAGTCCATTCACATCACCAGCAACATCTGGTGATTCAGTAAAGCCAGCAGATCTGCAAGGACATCTGCTGATCATCAAGCCAGTGGAATACAAGACTGGCATCCAGACAACTCTGGGCGAGGCAGAAGCAATCGAGGTTGACCTTGTTGACCTTGACACAAACACAACTCATTCATCAGTGTTGTTTTTCAACATCGCGCTTCGCGGCGCACTCAAGCCGAACATCGGCAAATCAGTTCTCGCTCGAATCGGACAAGGCGTTGCCAAGCCAGGCAAGTCGGCTCCTTGGATTCTTATCGATGCAACAACTGATGCCGATGCAGTGGCAAAGGCAACTGCCTATCTTGCAGGTTCAATCTCAGCGCCAGCAACAAGCAATCCAGTTGTCAATGGAGTTGAAGTGACTCCAGAAGTTCAAGCATTGATGGACAAGTTGGGTGCAAAACCCTTCTAGTTCCACAATTATTCGCTGACTGATCAGGGAGCTATCAGCGAAGCCATTGGCAGGTTCGCGGGCGAATGACCTTCCCGCCACTCGGTTCGATTCCGGGCAATGGGCAACAACAATCGACAACAGGGAGATCAATGGCAATTCCACCAAGGTTCAAACGCACAACGCCATTCTCCAAGCAGTGCAATTTCATCATCGATGTTGGTTATGGCGAACTCGAACAATGCGATGCGGATGCAGAACATGGCATCTATTACGGAGACAACAATAGGGTGAAGATGGTCAGTCTTTGCGGTTATCACACTATTTACCAGGAAAGTCTATGGATAGGGGAAACAGAATGAAACTAATCAACAATGACTGCATCGAAGCAATGAAGGCGATGCCCGACAACTCGGTGGATTCAATCGTCACCGATCCACCTTACGAGCTGGGGTTCATGGGCAAGTCATGGGATGCAAGTGGCATCGCATTCAACATTGAAGTCTGGCAACAGGCGCTTCGAGTGTTGAAGCCTGGCGGTCATCTCATCGCCTTCTCTGGCTCTCGCACTTATCATCGAATGGCAGTTGCGATTGAGGATGCGGGGTTTCAAATCCGCGATCAGATTATGTGGGTTTATGGGTCAGGGTTTCCGAAGTCGCACAACATTTCAAAAGCTTTAGACAAAGATGCAGGAATTTGGCGTGGCAAAGCTGGTCAAGTAACAACATCAAATGGGGCAATGAGTGGACCAAATTATGAAAGAACTGCAATGGAGCCGCCATTTACAGATGAAGCAAAGCAATGGAATGGCTGGGGAACCGCACTCAAGCCAGCGCACGAGCCGATGGTTCTCGCTCGCAAACCGCTTGAAGGCACTGTCGCAAACAATGTGCTGACTTATGGCGTTGGCGGGTTGAACATTGATGCGACAAGGGTTGCACATTTATCTGAGGCAGATCGTGCAAGTGCAACACCGCAGGGCAAAGTTACCAGCAACAAATTGGCTGGTTCTGCACCTGATACAGAAAATGCAGGGCGCGTTGATGTTGAAAGACCTGACACCTCACTTGGCCGCTTCCCTGCCAACTTCATTCACGATGGCAGTGATGAGGTGCTGGCGTTGTTTCCAATTACAACAAGCGGTGCGAAAAAAGCAAGTGACAGGCAAATGTCTAGCAACCTTATTGATGGGTTGAAATTAGATAGTGTCAATAATTTTGAGGCAAGTTCCGGCAGCGCAGCCCGATTCTTCTATTGCGCAAAGGCAAGCAAGCGCGATCGCAATGAAGGGCTTGATGGGTTCATCGGCAAAGAGATTGGCTCAAAAGGCAACGGCTTAGCTCGTACTTGTGCGACTTGCGGCGCATCTGTAATTGACGGGTGCAACTGCCCTGATCGCACATTTGTAAATCCAACCCGCGCAAATCATCACCCAACAGTCAAACCAACTGACCTCATGCGCTATCTCTGCCGATTGGTAACGCCGCCCGCCGGAATAGTTCTTGATCCATTCATGGGCAGTGGCTCAACTGGTAAGGCGGCGATGCTTGAAGGTTTCGATTTCATTGGCATTGAGCAATCGGCTGAGTATGTTGAGATTGCCAAGGCAAGGATTGCATGGGCGGTTGGTGAAAGCGAATGACTAATATCAATCCAATGCTCAAAGCAGCTGTCGATTTTCATCTTGCAGGATATTCAGTCATCCCAGCAAAGACCGATGGAACCAAAGCCCCAATTGGTGTATGGAAGAAATGGTGTGATGAACAACCATCTCTGGAACAAGTCATTGTCTGGTTCAAAGATGGTCATGAAGGAATTGGCTTGGTCACTGGCTTCAACAATCTTGAATGCTTAGAAGTTGAGGGGCGAGCAGTTGCCAGCAAACTTCATGTCACAGCCAAAGAGATTGCCGAAGCATCTGGCTTGAAGGAATTATGGGAAAAGATCAATTCAGGTTATGTTGAACAATCTCCATCAGGTGGCATTCACTGGCTCTATCGGATTTCAGATTTCGTTGGTGAAATTCCGGGCAACACAAAGATTGCATCGCGACCAGGTGAAAATGGTGGCATTGAAGTATTGGTCGAAACTCGTGGTCATCATGGATTTATCATCACAGCGCCATCTCATGGATCAACTCATCCAAGTGGAAAACCTTGGCAGATGATCGCTGGTTCACCATCGAGCATTCCAGTCATAACAATGGCAGAACGCCAAGCACTTCATGACATATTTTATGCACTCGATGAAATGCCAGAGAAGGAAACAATCGCTCATTCATTGACCACAAAGACAGACAATCTTGAAAAGCCAGGGGATGACTACAACGCAAAAGCCGATTGGCGCGACATTCTTGTCGGATGGAAAATTGTTTATTCTGCTGGAGGCGTGACCTATTGGAGAAGACCGGGCAAAACCGAAGGCATCTCGGCAACGACTGGGCGCAATGATGGTGACAATCTTTATGTCTTCACAACATCAACAAGTTTCGATCAACAGAAGCCCTATTCAAAATTCGCTGCTTATGCTCATCTCCATCACAATGATGACTTCTCAGCTGCCGCCAGAGAATTGAGACATCAAGGCTTTGGTTCTTCTTCCTTGCCTAGTAACCTGAATTCTCTCTCTCCATTGGCAACCCCATTGGCTCAGGTGATGCAGATAGCGCCGATTGACAAAGCAGAATTGGATGAATCCAGTTGGAAGCCAGTTGATCTTGCCCCATTCTTTGACGGCAGTTATGTTGCCCCAAAAGCAACGCTATTCCTTCGAAGTGATGATCAAGGCTTGCTTTACCCAGGGCGAGTTCATTCCTTCTATGGCGAATCCGAATCTGGAAAATCTTGGCTGGCGCAAATTGTCGTGGCTCAACAACTCAAAATGTTTCGGAAAGTGATTTACATTGATTTCGAATCAGAAGCAGCCGATCTGGTAACTAGGCTTCAATTGCTCAAAGTCACTCAGGCTGAAATCTTGCAGAATTTCACTTATATCAAACCGACTGCTGCCAGA